ACCGCCAGCAGGGGGTTTCGGATCGCCAGCCAATGCTGCGGCGCGTTCGGCCTTTTTCACGTTCTCGATGTGGATTCCTTGGTTCGCAAAAACCTTCTCCATATCGCCGTCCGCGAGTGCTTTTGCGGTTTCAGCGGCCAGCTTTTCGTCGTAGCCAAGCCCGAGGAACTTTGCCTTGCTATCGGAAATAGTCTTTTCTCTGCGTAAGGCTTCGAGTTCGGCTTTCATTGCCGCCTCCGCTTCGAGCCGTTCAGCTTCCTTGCGTTCTTCTTCCGTTTGCTTTGCTTTAAGCTGACGTTTCGCTTCAGCTAGTTCAGAAGCGGTTTTGTCAAAAGTTGATTTCTGGATATAGCCAGTAAGGTCAGGTTTGTCTGGCTCATACTTGTCGAGCAATGCCAGCTTTTCCTCCGGCGACATTTCCGGCTTATATCCGTCCAGCTTAGTAAAATCGAATGCCATATTTTTTCTCCTTGCGCTTTATAGGTGATCTCCCACCAAACATTTGTGATTAGGCTTCTCTGCCATGTTTGTGATTTGTTAATGCGGTTTCTCTACCGCAATAAATAAAGCACCAACAACCTTTTTCGTGAAGCCACGAAATTGGTCATCGGCGCTCTTGGGCGCTCTCTGTGCGCTTTTCTTTATCGGTACTCCGCAGGTGCGCTAACCCCCGCTTTGCAATGTTTAGAGTGCCGCATCGGAAGCACTTGATTTCTGCGTTGCCGTCTATCTTGCCTAGTAATTTGTTGCATTTTCTGCATCGAAACTCATCAAGCAACTGCACCACCATCCTTCGGCGGCTCGTCAGGCTTGACTTGCGCCGCCTGTTCAGCCTTGACCTTTTCGTAGTGTTCCGCGCTCATTTTTGCTGCGTCCTCCGCATCAGAAAACATGCCGCAATGTGCAAAGGCCAGCGAGGGGGCAATCTTGTCACAGTTCAAGAGAGACACAAGCACCTGCGCCTTGGATTGCAAGTTCTCGTAGTTCCGGCGTGTAAAGCGGATTTCCACATCGGCCAGCTTTAATTCCGTTCCTACGGTGGAGCGAATAATCGAAAGCGCGACTTTCAAAATCTGTCGCTCTGCTTCCTTGAACATCAGCTCGTCAGCCTTGGCGCGAGATTCTGCGCTACTGTGCCCATCCCGCATTTGAACGGCTGCCCCGGTGTCGCTTGTGCTACTCCCGCCGTTCCTGTTCGGCATACCCACGATGTCCAAAATGGTTTGGTGCATATAGTCAATAAGCGTTTGCGTCTGCTGCTGGTCTAACTGCTCGGCAATGATTTTCAAATCTGCTTTGTTTTCGCCAAACGATTTGAGCGTTATAAGCCCAGCCTCGCGAAGCAGCTTCGCCTTATCTTCTTCAATCTCTGCGTTTGTTAAGACGATCAGGCTCTGTATAAATTGCTCTATGCCGTCAAGCCTGTTGCTCTGAACCGTGTTAATAGCATCAAGCAACGGCAATACAACTTCAAACGCGCCTTGCCGTGCGTTGTTTAGCGGATATTCCACAATCGGTATTGCGCTCAGCATCCGATTTTCTGTTTTTTCTATGCGAAATCCGCTAATCAGATTATCCGAAACGAGTTCAAAATACTGTGTAGGCGTATACACGCTATACACAATCTTCTCATCCTGTCGCACAACGTACTTTACGCCCATGAGCGGTTTCTCGCCAAGCCCCGAATGGCACACGACGAACGCATGCGCGGGTCGAGTGTGTAGAGATCAAACGGCGCTTCATCTTCCATAAAGTCCGTGCGCCTGTTTTGCAGTTTCGGCCGCCAGCTTTTCATCGTAGCCAAGCCCGAGGAACCGGGCTTTGCTTTCGGAAACGGCTTTGTCCTTTTTGAGCGATTCAAGCAAAGCGTCTTTTTCGGCCTCTTTCGCAGCGCGTTCGGCTTCCTTCTGCTCATCCTCTGTCATGCGAGCTTTAAGCTGACGTTTTAGCTCGGCGGCCTCCGAATTAGCCTTGCTCACGGCAGCCTTCAGCCGCTCGACGTCCGTGTTATCGGGCTCATATTCGAAGGCTTCAAGCGCGGCCAGTTTTTCTTCCGCGCTCATGTTTGCGTAGTTTTCGATTTTCGATGTATCAATCTTAGCCATTACATTTTCTCCTTTGCGTTTAACAAGGCAGTTCCCTCTGCTCTTTTTCCCGTTTTATAGCCTTGTCTGGCTGTGTTGCGTTTTTGATAACGCAGTTTCACTACTGCGTAATTAAATAAAGCGCCAACAACTAAACACGTTAAGGTTCAATATCTCTGCGTTGCCGTCTATCTTTTCGGCAACGGAACTCATCAAGCAACTGCACCACCATCCTTCGGCGTGTCGGCGGCAACATACGACCAAGCAAGCCCACCCGTCTGTTTTCTCTGCCCTTTACAACACATACAAATATTCCCACGGCTCAGCCCTGTTTTTTCACTTGCGGCAGCAATGCTCTCAAATACTTCGCCTGTACTTACGCACAAAATCGGCGTGGTGCGCTGACCAATCGTAAGCGCGCCATATCTTTCCATCATGGTTTGAGCACGCTTATCAATTGTTTCTTGGCTTACCGGGTGGCCCCGTTGCGCCATGCTCATATTGCGCCTTGTTGCGTCAGACTTCATTATGCCCGTCAACGCTTTTGATATTTTCTCCCTGTGTTCGGCGCTAAACTCTTTTTGGTACATTGGATTGAGGTGGCCTTTGTGAATATCGGATAGTTTTTTTCGCACCGCCACGCTTAAGGTATGTCCTGCGCCATATTTATTCCCTATTTTAGATAACCCGATTTTCCTGCGAGCTTCTTCAGCATGAGTGTAATCATTCATTCCGTCGCCGCCGCTTGTAAGGTTATAGCCAAATTTTGGATTTGTGGTTTGATGCAGGGCGATAAGTTCCTTTTCTTTCTCTATTGCCTTGCTCCTTGAAATACCGCTTACTATGACACAATGATCAAAAGATTCCCACCCGTACTTTTTTATAGCGTTCCAGAAGTAAGCGCACCCCCTATATTGAATGCCATTGTTGTGCCATCTACGCTTAATGCTATTAGTGATTCCGATGTATCTTTTCCCGTTGCTTCTATTTGTGTGCATATATACACAATAATCATTCGGAGGCGATTGCTTCATTTCCGCCTCCTTCTGGCACACTGTTGTTGTGCACGGACTTATAATACGTATCGCTTTGCTTAGCTGCATCTTCGGGGTCTGAAAAAAGACCACAATGAGTAAACGCTAAGCTTGGTGCAATCTTATCGCAACCCAACATAGAGATAAGGGTTTGCGATTTAACACCCACATTCTCATAATTCCTGCGCGTGAACTGCGTCTCAACGTCAGCCAGTTTCAACGTCGTACCTATCGTAGAGCGCACAATCGCAAGCGCAATCTTGAGAACTTGCCGCTCGGCTTCCTTGAACATAAGCTCGTCTGATTTTGCTCTCGCCTCGGCAGCAGACCAACCATCCCGCATGATAACTGCGCTGCCCGTGTCGCTTGTGCTGCTCCCGCCGTTCCGGTTCGGCATACCCACAATGTCAAGAATGGTCTGGTGCATATAATCGATTAGCGTTTGCGTCTGCTGCTGGTCAAGCTGCTCCGCGATAATATCAATGCTAGCTTTGTTTTCCCCGAAAGATTTAAGGGTTATAAGCCCAGCCTCATGAATTTGTTTTGCTTTTTCTTCGGGGATTTCTCCATTCGTAATAACGATCAGGCTTTGCACAAACTGCTCTATGCCGTCAAGCCTATTGCTCTGCACTGTATTGATAGCATCAAGCAGCGGCATCACAACTTCAAACGCGCCCTGCCTTGCGTTGTTCAGCGGGTATTCCACAATGGGTATCGCGCTAAGTGCCCGTGTTTCAGACCTTTCCAACCGCAACCCGCTGATTGGGTTGTCCGACACAAGCTCGTAATAGTGCGTGGGCGTATATGCACTGAACACAAACTTCTTATCCTGCCGCTCAACATACTTAACACCCAAAAGCGGCTTTTCGCCTAACCCCGAATGGTATATTACAAAAGCATTTCGCGGATCCAGCGTGTAAATGTCAAACGGCGCTTCGTCCTCCGCAAAGTCGTGCGCCTGTTTTGCAGTTTCGGGACAATATCACTGTTGATGTACGGCGCGTTCGGCGCAATCATTCGATAGCCAACGCCGCAAACGTACATCCATTCGGCAAGCTCTTTGTCCTTAGCCGCCTTGCCGCACAGCAGCATCATGTCGTTCAGCCTGCTAATGCCCTCCGAAACGTCATCGGTACTGCCACGGCTAATATATTGCAACGGCTCACCGCATAAATATCCAGTTTTAAACGAAACAATTTCATTCGCCCTGTTTTCGACAATCCTATTGCATATTTCGGGGCGAATTTCTTTTGTGCGTTTCAATATCGGCTGTTCGCCCTTGTAATATTTATATAAATAATCGATCTGGCTTCTGTTTTTAAAGTGAATCGGAAGAGCGTCGCCCAGCACTTCAACGACGTTTTGGGCGTTTATCTCGCCTTTATCGCATAATATTTTCTGTCTACCAGTAAACATTGTACCCGCCTCTCATATATAAATTTTGCCCGATACTTTCCGCCTCGGGGCCGGGCGGTGAAAGGAGGTGAAAAATGAAAGGAAGTAAGCAAGTTTGTTTACGCCGCGCCTTCCCACCGCCTAGGCATTTTGCGACGTTCTTTTCCCACATGACCTATAAACTTATAATGTTGCTGTCATCTGCTTGCTTCGCCCACTCAGGTATATCGTTGGCGTGTCGGTGCTTGTGGGCTTATATCCTGCCCTGTCACCGTAGCCACCATAATCAAGAAATCCCGCTGTGTTCACAAACAGCTTGTCCACTTTGGACACCGCCGAATTGTTGGGGTCTGCACGGTAATATGCTGTCTTAAATATTGCAGGCAAGTGGGTGTGAGAGCAAACATAGCAATCGGTGTCCACTATCGCGGCTAAGTCTGCCAGCCGGTTGATTTTACCGCCCTCTTTACGCCCTCCGCCAGAGCCATGCGTGACATATATCGTATAGCACACTTGCCGCCCATGATACTTTTGAGGCAATTTTCCAAGCCTGACAAACAATATCGCCGTAGTGTCCGTGTACGCCTCAGACAACCCAAGTTGCGCCGCCATTATCTCGGTCAGGTCGAGGCCATCTTGTTTATAAACTCGATTTTCATGGTTTCCGCTAGTAATGCAAATAATTTTGTCCTTGATCGGCTCAAATATCTTCACACATTGTTTTAGCTGCTCCATCGGAGCCAAGTTCGCCGCATATGTATCGCCAATCGATGACGCTATCGCCGTGTCCATCAAGTCGCCATTCAGTATGCAATAAACATTCGGCGTGTCGCGTATGTACTCAATGCGCCTTTGAATCAGCTTAAAATCACAGCATCGGTCACCCATGTGCATATCGGCGAGAGGCAAAATCTCGATACCATCCAAGTCCTGTGGCAAATCGCATCGTATGGCTTTCAAGCAGTCACCTACCAATCAAACACAGCATCATCGAGTCTATATGCATTATAACATATTTTCACCAATTTGTCAATATATAGTATTCAATTTATGCCCATACCACAACATATAGGGGTGTAAAGGTTTATTGCTTCACCACAGCCTCTTGCCGATCTCGACCCGTGCGCCGTTCATACCTTGGGCAAATTCGGACAACATTGATATCCCGTCAGGAACATCATCGTTTTTGTTCTTGCCACTCAAATTCCACGAGCAAAGGAATTGCATCATGCGCCAGTAGTCCCCGCCGCGCTCATATTGATTTTCGTCCTTGAACAGGCAATGCTCTTTGACCCATGCGGAGTTTGTAATTATTTTTGTTTCTTTGTTGGCCGTCGTGCGTTTCGTTGTAATATGCGTTCTTGCGCCCCGGCGTTTAATTTCATCTTGTATCTTTTCAGCCGTGCGCCATCCGGCGCTGTTGCTCTCAAATAAACAGCTATTGGGGTTGTACTTAACAAGGAGGTCAATCATGGAGGCATCCACAATTTCTATTGCGCCGTTCATGCAGATGCAGTCCTCAACGTAGTAGTCCAGACCATACACATAAACAACGGGAAGAAACGCATAGTCTGTTCCCTTTTCCTTCGGGTCGCATATAGAAATTATCGCATCCGGGGATAGCACATCGCCTTTCTCATCTTTTGGCAATTCAAAGTAACGGCGCAAATCAGAGGGCGGGTAAAGAACGCCGCGCACATCAAACGGTTCTTGCTGGAACTGCGCCATCCATTGTATTGAGTTTTCGCCAAGCAATTTACGCTCGTTACGGTAATACTCGGTTGTAAAAATCCTTTTTCCGTCCCTGACAATCTCAAAATTGCTTTCGTCTGTAATCGGGTCTAACGCCGGAACCTTGACAACCTCATACCGCCACCCAAGTTCTGCCGCCTCATGGACAAGCCTGCTCATGGGATCGTATGCACTATAATTCGTGCCTTGAATAATAATCGGGCAACCTTCAAGCCGCCTACCGAGAATATCGCCCGTAATTTCTCTGTACCGTTTTTCAAGACGCTCCATATTGACAGCTTCTTCTTCGTTTTCGACCATATCATCCATATACAAAATGCCGTCAGGTGTCGCCTCTGTTGTTCCCGTAATATCGCCGTGGATGCCCCTGCATTGGATTGTCGCAAAGCTCTTCTTCTTCGCAAGGTGGATGTTATTTTCTTTCTCACTGATTTGCACCAGTTTTGCCTCTGGGAATATATCGTAAAACAGATATTCGCCTTTCGGGTCTAACAACTGTCCGAAACCCTTCATAAACAATTCGGCCAACCCGTTTTTGGCTCCGGTAAACAAAGATGAGCCAAGCGGGTTTCGCCCCGCTGTGAACGCGCCAAAAAATTCTCCGCCGAACGTGGTTTTCCCGGTGCGCTTTGGCTGATTGATAACAAGCAGGTCTAATTGTCTATCCGCTATTTTTTGCAATCCGCTGCGCATCGGGCGTAACGTGTGCATCCTCGGTTGGTAAAATCTCTTTTCTATTGGCCTATTCCATTCCATGTAAATACAAAACGAATGAAAGTCATCCTGCGCCATATACAGGTACGTCTTTTTGTTCAGTTCGTAAAATTTCGCAATCTCGCTTGGGTCCTTACCCTGCATGACGCGCCGGGCCGTTTCGCCGCGCAGCCAAAGATTATGCTCAAACGACTTCGCCTTATCCTCTTTCCCCAGCAGCCGCAGCGTGTCAAAATAGTCTTGATAGGCTTCAAACTCGCCCGGCTTCGCGTCAATGTGCGCCCTAATGGTTTTCAACAGTCCTTCTATATCTTGTGCCAATTCAATACCTCCTATACCATATGTAGATTGCTACCGCCTAAGAAAAGCGCCATCCCCGCGTAGGGTAAGGCGCTCAAAAGGCGCTCGATATAATTTATTCTCCCGCTCTATCGCGGGGC